ATGTCGTCTAGGATCTGTTTGAATTCTTGACTGTCTACCAATGGCTTGCATTTGGCACGATATAGATGCGGATACCATGTGGCTGAAAATCCTTCTGCTGCTCTACTAACTTCTTCAATCACAAAGAAGCGTTTCAAGGCAAAAGTTAAATCATTTAATGCATATTCATCTTTGAGATGCGGGAGCTCTATAACATCGCCTGCGATGATTTTACGACCTAGTTTTTCCACAGTGTCTGTGATATGAAATGTGATAAAGATTGTGTCATTCTGTAAGAACAAGCCAAACTGACTTAGGTTAAAATCTATGTCGCTGATGTTGTAAACACCTCGCATGACATAAACATCAGGATCATACTTGCGATCTCTGTTTTCTAAAAATAATAAATCCTGTATGTTTGCCACATTGTCGCCAGTGTAGCTAGGAGTACTAGGAGTATCGCCCTGTATCGCTGATCCCGGCCCTATGTATCTGTGTACTAGTACATCTGTTCCACCGACTTGGAACATTTCCCAGGCGGATTTATCTATAAAGCGGAAATCGTTGCCCTTTTCGGGACGGTATAAACTGAGTCTTGGCATAGTCATATATTTACCGCTACGATAAATACTCGTATGAGCACATCAGACCAAGCCAAAAATTCTGTTTACAACTACTGCAAAACCATGCTAGGCGATGGTATGGTAGATGTAGAACTAGATCCTATCCATTACGACACAGCACTTAACCGTGCTCTAGCAGTTTTCCGTCAGCGTAGCGATAACGCTGTGGAAGAAAGTTATGCGTTTTTAACCCTTACTGAGAGTACCAACGAATATATACTACCTAAAGAAATACAGCAGGTACGTCAAATATTCCGTAGATCAGTGGGATCAAGAACTGGTAACGGCACAGGCGGCACAGTATTTGAACCATTTAATTTGGCCTATGCCAATACCTATTTGTTGAGCAGTACTAACATGGGCGGATTATTAACCTATGAATTGTTTAGCCAATATCAGGAATTGGTAGGCAAGATGTTTGGTAGCTTCATTAATTTTACATGGCATCCACAGAGTCATAAGCTGATCATACATCAACGTCCTCGCGGTGAAGAATCTGTGATGCTACAGGTATACAACAGCCGACCCGACTTTGTGATCATTGATGACGTGTATTCTGGACAGTGGATCAAGGACTATGCATTGGCCAACTGTAAAATGATGCTGGGACAAGCTCGAAGCAAGTTTGGACAGATCGCAGGACCGCAAGGAGGCACCCAGCTCAATGGTACAGCACTGATCACAGAAGGTCAAACCGAGATGGAAAAACTCACAGACGATCTAATGAAATTGGTTCCCGGCGGCAGCGGATATACCTGGATAACTGGTTGACCTTATAACTAATCTATATTATAATTGTTCTAAAGGGGACAATTTATGATTATAGGTGTATGCGGTTTTATAGGCTCAGGCAAAGACACTGTAGCCGATTATCTAGTCAATTTTCACGAATTTCGCAGAGAAAGTTTTGCTTCAACACTCAAAGACGCTGTGGCCAGTGTGTTTGGCTGGGATCGAACTTTGTTAGAAGGACGTACTGCACAAGCTCGTGAGTGGCGGGAACAAGTCGATCCTTGGTGGGCAGAACGCTTAGACATGCCTACATTAACTCCTAGATGGGTTCTACAATACTGGGGCACAGAAGTATGCCGTAAAAGTTTTCACGATGACATATGGATCGCTTCGCTGGAAAACAAACTGCGTATGAGCAAAGATCATATTGTGATTTCGGACTGCAGATTCCCCAACGAAATTAAATCAATCAAAGATGCCGGCGGCCAGATTGTGTGGGTACAGCGTGGAGAATTGCCTGAATGGTATGATGATGCTATCAGCGCCAATCAAGGAAACAACGTGGGCCTTAATGCCATGAAGATGCGCAAAATACATGCTTCTGAATGGGCATGGCTGGGCAGTGAGTTTGATAACGTCATCAATAATAATGGTACTATAGATGAACTATATCGTCAGAGTGCAGAACTAATAGTCGGCCACAAGATCACCTTGTCGCCAAGTAATTCCCTCTTTGCCTAATATTTGAGCACAGTTACAGCAGACAGTTTTTAGATTAGTAGGTCGGCAGTTATCGAGATTGCCGTCTGCATGAAAGACTCGAAATACTTCAGAATGCGGACTACGATGTCCGCATTTTTCACACTGCAATTTTATTTTATATCCAGCACGAACCCAACGAGGGATACCGTGTCCGATACCGTGAGCTAGACATATTTCGCACAACTTGCGATAGTAAGTCTTGTCATTCTTTCTATAATTAACAGCACGGGGTCGTTGCCCGCATTTGCAAAGTGGTCTCATAACAATATTTACACCTTTTTCGCCCCTTTATATTGTGCTATAACAAGCCAATTTTGTTATATACCGCTAAATACTTTGAGCAACTATTACCAGGAGAATAGGCGATATGGCACTAACATCACCAGGCGTACAAGTTACGGTAATCGACGAGAGTCTTTATACACCAGCAGAACCTGGTACAGTTCCTCTTATCGTCGTAGCTACAGCCCAAGATAAGACAAATGGAGCTGGCACTAACACAGCTTCGGCAACAACCAAAGCAAATGCTGGCAAAGCATTTAAAGTTACCAGCCAGAGAGATCTTACAGATCTGTTTGGTATTCCGTTCTTTGAGCAGACAGCGAGTTCAACTCCTATTCATGGCTCGGAGCGAAATGAGTATGGACTATTAGCAGCATACAGTTTATTAGGTGTAAGCAACGCGGCATTTATTGTTCGTGCTGATGTAGACTTAGACGAACTTGCAGCACAAGTAGATGCCCCGGGAGCGAGCCCAGTAAACGGCAAATGGTGGATTGATACACAGGCCACAACTTGGGGTATCCAAGAGTGGAACAGCGCAGCTGCTACCACAGTAGGCGGACAGAAATTCACTAACAAAGTACCAATGGTACTTACAGACGCAGATTTTCCATCTAAGATTGACGGCAACGCACCAAAAGAAGCTGTAGGTCAAATCGGCGATTACGCTGTGGTGTTCCGCACAGTTGAAGGTGACACTTCATTTGGTACAGCAGAAGATCTTGCAAGAATCTATTATAAGTCCGCAGGCAATGGCGGCATTGGTGGTGGCGGTACAGCAGTAGACGCTGGCGAATGGGTGTTAGTAGGATCAAATTCCTGGAAGGCCAGCTGGCCAGTAGTGATCAGTTCTACATACACTGGCAACACTGGAGGCACACTATTTGTTAACAGCACTTCGATCGTAGGTGGCACATTGGCAACAATAGCTACCAACATCAATGCTGCGGCTATCACAGGTGTTACAGCAAAAGTATTATCTAACAAACTATACATTTATTCCGATGGTAGATCAGCAGCTGACGGTGCGCCAGGCGATTCTACTGGCCCAGATGGCAGAATATTCTTAGACAACGGAACAGCTGCGTGGAGTACAATTGGCATCCAGACCGGTGAATACATCAGTCCTAAGCTGCAACAAACCCCGCACACTGATATTCCTGCTTTTAAACGCTCTGACAACACTACCACTGTATCAGGAGTTGCTACAGGTTCTGTATGGATCAAAACCACTGAGCCTAACAGAGGTGCTCGTTGGAGAGCCAAGCAGTGGAGCTCTGCTACACAATCATGGGTAGCATCAGAAGCACCAATTTATGCATCCACAAATGCAGCTTTGTACTATTTGGATCGCAGTGGCGGTGGCACAAACATTTCAGCAGACACATTGTTTGTACAAAGCAACGCACAAGAACACGGCGGATTTGACACAACACCAGACACAGCTGAATACCGTATGTGGTATAGACACGTAGGCGCAGGACAAGGTACCAGCATTACATCCAATGTTATTAAATCTGGAACCTTTACCGCAGCATCTACAAGAACATTTACCTTGGCTGAAAGTATTGTAGGCCAGTTGGCATTAGACGCAGCTAAGACAATTACTTTGTCTACAGCCGCAGGAAATGCTCCTACAGGCGACAACACTGATGCAGACAAGTTTGCTGCTGCTATCAACGCTGCTGGCTTCACAAACATCGAAGCTTCTGTGGTAGCTGTAACAGCAACCCAAAGCAGATTGGTAATTACTCACAATGATGGTGGCGATTTTAGACTCACAGATGGCACAGGTGCTCCGTTGTCAACTATGTTCACAGCCTATAACATCAAGACCAGAGCAGGTACAGAAAACTTCTATAACATCTCATTGGGCAGTGGCGCAGTGGGAGCAGAAGATCTTGCTACAGGTGCTGCAGAAGACTACTTGGTATCTGGATATAAACCTCTAGCTGCTGATGATCCAAGATTTGCTGCCGGACCAGACGCACCATTAAATGAACCAGCTGATCAACAACTGTGGTACAATCCTAATTTTGCTGATGTGGATATCATGGTTCACAACGGCAACACATGGGTGGGATATAGACACAGCACAGCACCTTATTTCGAAGCTGCAACAGCTACTCTAAGAACAGGTTACTTGCCTATTGTTGCTGCCAGCAATCCATATGTGTCTGGTGTTACTACATCAGGCGATCTATGGATCAGCACAGCTGACTTAGAAAACTTTCCAACAATTTACAGATACAACAGCAACTTAACCGATATCGGCGATGCTACACTACGTTGGGAATTAGTAGACAAAACAGACGATACCACTGAAGAAGGTGTATTGTTTGCAGATGCTCGTTGGAATACTGCAGGAACAAGTTCAAGTCAATCAACTATAGAAGACTTGATCACTAACAACTTCTTAGACCCAGATGCTCCAGATCCAGCATTGTATCCTAAAGGCATTTTGTTATGGAATCTTAGACGCAGTGGCGGCAACGTCAAGCAGTATCAAAACAGCTACATCGATACAGCCAGCGACAATCCAAGAACAAGTGCAGCTACACTGGCAGGATCAGCATTTCTCAGCGGTTCTGGTCTGAGCATGGAAACTTACTTCCCAGATCGTTGGGTTACTGCTTCAGGCAATAACGAAGACGGTTCAGGCTCATTCGGTCGCAAGGCACAACGCAAAGTGGTTACACAGGCGTTGAAGTCAGTGATCGACACAAGTCAAGAAATCCGCGATGAAGAACGCAGAAACTTTAACATTATAGCTTGCCCAGGATATCCAGAAACAATGAGCAACCTAGTTAATCTAAACATCGACAGAGGTATTACTGCGTTTGTGGTAGGCGATACTCCGTTGAGACTGCCTTCTGATGCTACTTCGTTGAATAACTGGGGTACTAATGCAGAATTAGTCACAGACAACGGCGATGACGGTGTTGTGACTTATGATGAATACTTGGCCACATACTATCCAAATGGATTTACCACTGACCTAAGTGGTTCCAATGCAGTGGTTCCAGCAAGTCACATGATGCTGAAGACTATTGCACTCAGCGACAACGTCAGCTTCCCATGGTTTGCACCAGCTGGTACAAGACGTGGTGGAATTACAAATGCCACAGCAGTGGGATACATTGATGCAGCTACAGGCGAATTCCAAACAGTTGCTCTGAACGAAGGTCAACGCGATACATTATACGAACTAAAAATTAATCCGATTCCATTCTTTAACGGTGTTGGTTTAGTGGCATACGGTCAAAAGACCCGTGCAAGAAATGCATCAGCATTAGATCGTATCAACGTGGCACGTTTGGTAGTATACCTACGTAGCCAGTTGAACAAGTTGGCTCGTCCATATCTGTTTGAACCCAACGACAAGATTACCAGAGACGAAATCAAACAAGCGGCAGAAAGCCTATTGTT